ACAAAGGTCCTCTCCCGGCCATGGACGGCTGACAACCAGACTTTCCGTGATAGGTGCTGGACCAACAAGCAAAGCCTGGTCAACAGCGTCAACACGCAGTTGACACAAATGATTATCCGGGGAGAGGCCCCGGACCGGGCCATTGCTGCCATCTCCAAGCAGTTTGAGGTGTCCAAGAGCAAAGCGGGCCGCCTGGTGATGACGGAAAGCGCCTATTTTTCCAGTGCTGGCCAAAAAGACAGCTTTGTGGCTTTGGATGTGGAGCGCTATGAGATCATCACCTCCCGTGACCATGAAACATGCACTCTCTGTGCTGATATGGACGGCAAGGTGTTCAAAATGTCTGAGTACCAGGTGGGGCTCACGGCTCCGCCGTTCCATCCTTGGTGCCGGTGCTGTACTGCTCCGTATGAGGAGGATGTCATCCGGCTTTTGCAGAGCCGCAACAGCAGAGCTGCTGGCCACCGTGTCATCCCTGGTGATATGACATATAAGCAGTGGAAAGCCTGGCAAGACGGGCTCCATGGTGACGGTTATGTTGACCTCAAGCGCAAAAAGGCGTATAATACAAGTGCAGACACAAAGCAATGGCAGCGCTACAAAGAGCTGTTGGGCAAAAACGCTCCCGCCACGCTTGAGGATTTCCAGGCACTTAAATATGGCAGTGATTGGGACGCTTTCAAAGCCTATTCTAAATCTATTAAATCCGGGGAGCTCACACCTCTTGCGGATTTCAAGCTCTATAAAAGCAAGAGCCTTGAGATTGATAAAAAACTGGTTGGAGTTACGGCCCAAAATGGGCTGGTCACAACGGGAAAATCCAATCACTACATTGCCCGCACCATTGGCTCCGTGTCCCAGCGCCGCAGTGGCGTGGATGTGTCGGATGCGCTTGATGCGCTCTTGCATCCAGAAAAAGTTGACCCTATCAAAAATAATGCCAATGGCAGGAGCCAGCGCTTTAAGGGTAAGAATTGCTATGTGACGGTAAACCCGGACACTGGTATGCTGATACAAACAAACCCGCACAAAGGAGGGAAATAATTGTGTTGAATATCACTGACGCTCAAAGGCAGCTTTTGCTTGAGCATTTGCCGGATGCCCAGCGACATATTGACGGCGATGACATCAACCAGTTATTGGAGGACCTTGATGACAAGATCACTGAAATTGGTTTTGATGCCGATTATGAATTAAATGCAAACGGTCTGAAATTGCAAAAGCTCTATGATGAACTTTATGACCAGAATTAACCACCGTTGTTAAAAGCATCGTGCTGAAAATGCACGGTGCTTTTTTCATACCCAAAAATACCGCTGGACCCGGCGGACTACAAAAAGGGCTCTGCAATACCGGGACTGGCCGGATAAAAAGGACAGCAGAAATGCAAGGAGGTAAAAATGGCACTTGAATGGCTGAAAACCCTGCTGGGGGCTGCATACACCCCCGAAATTGACACTGCGGTGGCACAGGAGATTGGCAAGGGCTTTGTTGCCCGCACCGATTTCAACGCCAAGGCCGCAAAGGTCACGGAGCTGGAGGCAGAGGTCACGCAGTTGCGTGGCGATGTCAAAACCCGTGACACTCAACTGGAGGAGCTGAAAAAGTCCGCCGGTGACAACGCTGATCTGAAAAAGCAGATTGAGGATTTGACCGCCCAGAACAAGGCGGACAAGGCCGCCCATGATAAGGAGCTGGCCACGGTCAAGCTGATGGCCGCAGTGGACGCAGAGCTCACCGCTGCTGGCTCTAAGAACAACACCGCCGTCAAGGCTGTGCTGGCTGATTTCCTCAAAGATGCCTCCATCCTGGATGGCAAGGTCACCTCCAAGGTGAACGGCGAAAGCGTCACCCTGGCTGCAAGAGTTGAGGCAATGAAAAAGGACGCTGCAACTGATTTCCTGTTTGGTGCAGCGGCCAAGTATGAGGGCTGGAAACCTGGTGACAGCGGCGATGGCAAAAAGCCCGGAGAGGGCAAGAAACCCTCCGAGATGAGCTATGCGGAGCTGGCTGAGTATCTGGCCGCAAATCCCGATGCAAAACTTGATTGAGAGGTGAAACCCGCATGAAAAATGTGACTAAACCCCGCACTGTGTCCTTTGAGGATGCCCTGCGTAATCTGGCCACTAAGCTGACCGGCACCCCCGTCAACATGCTGCCCCGCACCCAGGAGGGTGTTGTGCAGTACATGGCGGAGCATGTCCCCTCTGTGGATGAGATGGCTGAGGCCATCACCAAGGAGGTCATTGCCCGTCTGGCCCAGGCGGATGCCACCGGCAATGGTGAGCCCGATGAGCAGGAGGAGCCCGCTGCTGATGGCGGCAACTCCACTGATGAGCCCGCTGCTACTGAGCAGGGCGCTCCCGAAAACCCCGAACAGGCCCAGGACGCTCCCACTGAGGAGGCCCAGGCCAAGACTGGCGGCAAGAGCCGCAAATCCAAATAACAGAAAGGATGTATTGATTTATGCCTAACACTAAGTTTGACGCTAAGAGCTTTAACGCTGAGGCTTTCAAGTATGCGGTGGGCCGTGTTCCCCGCACCCGCCTCAACGAAATCCGCAAGTCCCGTGTCCTGGCTGGCAACCCCGACATCCGTGAGGTGTTCGCCTCCCAGAATGGCACCGGCTATGCCCGCATTGCCATGCGTGGCCTCCTGGACGGCGATGCCGTGAACTATGACGGCCAGACTGACATTGAGGCTACCAGCACCAAGACCTTTGAGCAGGGCGTGGTTGTCATCGGCCGTGCCAAGGCTTGGACTGAGCGTGATTTCTCCTTTGACATCACCGGCGGTGTGGACTTCATGGACAATGTTGCCGCACAGGTGGCCGACTACTGGCAGGATGTTGACCAGGACACTATCCTGGCTATCCTCAAGGGTATTTTCTCCATGACCGGCGGCCAGAGCGCAGAGTTTGTGGCCAAGCACACCTACACTGTGGACGGTCCTATGGAGGCCACTTCTCTGAACAGCGCCACTGCCCAGGCTTGTGGTGATCGCAAGAAGAAGTTTGCCATGATTTTCATGCACTCCGTTGTGGCCACCAACCTGGAAAACCTCAATCTGCTCCAGGCTCTCAAGTACACTGACAAGGACGGCGTGACCCGTGATCTGACCATGTACTCCTGGAATGGCAAGCTGGTTGTGGTTGATGATGCCATGCCTGTGGACGAGAGCGGTGACGATCCTATCTATACCAGCTATGTGCTGGGTGAGGGCTCCATCAACTTTGAGGACATCGGCGCTAAGGTGCCTTATGAGATGGCCCGTGACGCTAAGACCAACGGCGGCCAGGATACTCTCTATACCCGCCAGCGCAAGGTGTTTGCTCCCTTTGGCATCTCCTATGAAAAGGTGAGCCAGGCCAGCCAGTCCCCCACTAATGCGGAACTGGAGAACGGTGCCAACTGGGCTCTGGTCCACTCTGGTGAAGCTCAGGAGGCACAGCGTTCCTACATCGCCCATAAGGCCATCCCTATCTGCCGCATCGAGTCCAAGGGCTAAGGTGATGCCTTATGACCGTCTATGAGGCCGTGGTGACCCGGCTGGCCATGCTTGGGTACACTGTCACCGATAACGATAACCCCGGCCTTGAGTATCTTATCAGCAAGTGTGAGCGGGACATCCTGGACAACATCAACCATAAGGTGCTGCCGGATGGCCTTTTCCACACGCTGGTGGATATGGTGGCCGGTCAATTCCTCTTTGATAAGAAAGCCGCCGGTGAGCTGGACGGTGTGGAGGGCTTTGATTTCTCCGCACCCGCTAAGAGCATCACAGAGGGTGATGTGTCCGTCACCTTTGCTGGGGCCAGTGATGGAGCTGCCAGTGCAGAGGCACGCTTTGATGCCCTGCTTGACAAGCTCATCCATCCGCCCAACAGCATCCTTGCGGCATATCGGAGGTTGCGGTGGTAAGCGCCGCATACAAAAAAGCCATCCAAAGCCTGTGGCGTGGCCGTGCTACGGTCACCGTGCTGGATGGGGTGCTCAACCCCGCCAATGGCCGCACGGAGCCCCAGGAGAGAGTGGCAGCCACAGATGTCCCTTGCCGCATCTCCCATGACACCGTAAAGAGTACAGAGCCCAACGAGGAGGCCGCCCAGGTGGCCCAGAGCGTGACCCTGTATATTGACCCCTCCGTGGACATCCCGGAGGGGTCTAAAATTACCGTGACGCAAAACGGGGTGACCCGCATTTTTGAGCGGAGTGGTAAACCTGCGGTGTATTCCTGCCACCAGGAAATCCCCCTCAAGCTCTTTGAGGGCTGGGCTTGATGAGAGAGGAGGCGCATTGTGGCTGAGATCAATTTCAACAGTATATTTGACGGCGTGAGCCTTGCGCTGCACGCTGCTTTTCCTGCAAGCCAAGTGCATAGCGGGAATGTAAAGCAAGGGCTAAAGCCCGGAGATTTCAATGTGATTATGCCGGGAGCCGGACACGCCAAAGAGGTGGGCCGCCGCTACCGGCGCACACCGCAGGTAGATGTGATCTATTATCCAACCGGCGGAGCCGTGGACTGCTATGACAAAGCGCACCAGGTTGCACAAGTGCTTGAGAGCATCACCACCCCAGAGGGGGACATCATCCATGCCACCTCTTGTGAGTGGACTGTTTCAGATGATGTTTTGCATGTTCTTTTGCAGTATGACCATTTTGTGCGTGTACCGCAGGAGCAGACCCTCATGGAAACTCTGAAAATCGAACAGGAGGGATAAGCCTATGGCAAAAACTGAAAAGGCGGCTGCCGTCTATTCCAAGGAGCAGTTGGCGGCCTCCAAGAGATACGCCACCAAGCGGGACATTATCAGCGCCCTGCTTGAGAATGGCAAGACCTACACCTTTGATGAGGTGGATGCGCTGATTGAAAAGTACATGAAAGGTAAGGTGAGATAATATGGCACTTGGCGGAGGCATTTGGCTGACCCAGAACAAGGTCATGCCTGGCACTTATGTCAATTTCACCAGCTTGGCAAAGGCATCTGCAACGCTCTCTGACAGAGGCTATGCGGCAGCTCCTTTTATGTTGAGCTGGGGCCCGGAGGGTGAAGTGTTCGCCGTCACTTCCGGGGAGTTTCAGACGAACAGCAAGGCCATTTTCGGCTATGCGTATGACCATCCCAAGATGCTGCCCCTGCGTGAGATTTTCCTGCACGCCACCACTGTCTACTGCTACCGTCTGGGCACGGGAGCTGTTAAGGCTGTGTGTGACTTCGCTACTGCGAAATATCCCGGTGTGCGTGGCAATGACCTCAGCATTGTGGTTGCGGCCAATGTTGACAACACTGACCTGTGGGATGTCAGCACTTACCTGGACGGCATCTGTGTTGATACCCAGATCGTTGCGTCTGCCTCTGATCTGGCAGCCAATGACTATGTGACCTTTGCCAGCGGCGCTGTGCTGGAGGCCACTGCTGGGATGAACTTGACCGGTGGCACCGATGTGGAGGCCATCACCGGCGATGCACACCAGGCTTTCCTCAACGCCATTGAGGCGTATGCTTTCAACACTCTCTGCTGCCCTGCGGCGGATGCCACTACTGTGCAGCTCTATTCTGTCTACACTGAGCGTCTGCGTGATGAGCTGGGTGCCAAATTCCAGCTTGTTGCCTGGGAGCCCAATGCTGACTATGAGGGCGTGATTGGTGTGTGGAACACCTCCACCCACGCCACTATTGCGGATGTGGATGCCCACGCTATTGTGTACTGGATGACCGGCGCACAGGCTGGCGTGGCCGTCAACGCATCTCTCACCAACTTCAAGTATGATGGTGAGCTCATCATTGACACCAAATACACCCAGGTGGAACTGGAGGCGGCCATCAAGGCTGGCAAGTGCATGTTCCACAATGTCAATGGTGTCACCCGTGTCCTGGAGGACATCAACACTCTGCTCACTCTGAGTGACACCAAGGGTGAGGTTTTCCAGAGCAACCAGACCATGCGTGTGTGTGACCAGATCGCCAATGATGTGGCCGTCCTGTTCAACACCCGCTATGTGGGCACCGTTCCCAATGATGCCCCTGGCCGTGCTCATCTGTGGAATAACATTGTCAAGCTCATCCAGGAGCTTGAGAAAATCCGTGCCGTGCAGGAGTTTGACCCCGATATTGTGACCTGCGCCCAGGGTGACAGCAAAAAGGCTGTCCTGTGCAATATCAGCGGCCTCAACATCGTCAATGCCATGGCACAGCTCTACATGAGCGTTATCATCCAGTAAGGGAGGGAGAAACATGTCCATCAATCCTACTTTTAACACCCAGGATGCCGTGAGCGCCAACTTTGCTGAGTGCTTTGTGACGCTGGACGGCACCCGCTACTCCATGCTGATGGCCAAGGAGTTTGAGGGCAAGGCCTCCATCAC